TATAGCGCTCCCGAAGGCGTACATGACGACACGGTGATGGCGCGCGCGTTGGCATGGTATGGCGCGACAATGCCAAGGCCGGTGGTGACAGCGCATGATAATCCGTTTTATGGCCAGTAGCAGGGGATAGGGTATGCCCGCAATTGACAGCTATCCATCTGATGACCTTGGGGCGATTGACAAAGTAGGCAGGGCGGAGCGCACCAAGCGCACCGACTATGTTGGCGCCGCCTGGAAGTATTATCGAGGTGAGCACCGGAAGCCGCTCAAGGTGCGCCCGGGGCAGCCCGACGATAACATCATCATCAATCTATGTAGGAAGTTGGTCGATACGGGCGTGGCGATGCTGTTCGGGCAAGCCCCGCAATATGAGCTTGTGGAGGGGCAGACCTCCACGGTAGAGGATTATATAGAGCAGGTGTGGCGGGCGAACCGGGGCAAGGCGTTTCTGACGGACATTGGATTATCGGGCAGCGTCGCGGGGCATGTGGGGGTGAAGATCGTGCCCCGCGAGGGCCAGCCGCGATTGGTAAACCTTGATATGGCTCGGCTGGAGGTATTCTGGCGCAAAGGCGATATTGACGACGTGCTGTTCTATGTCTTCCGCACAGGGGACAAGGCGCGGCAAGATATTGTCAAAGATGGCGATGGCTGGATAGTTCGCGACCTTGTATATGAGCAAGGCGGCTGGCGGGTAGTGCCCGAGACGGAGGTACGGTGGGGATATGAGTGGCCGCCGATCTTAGACTGGAAGAACTTGCCGAACCCACACCAATATTATGGGCTCTCGGACCTGGAGATGGCCGATCTGAACGACGCGGTCAACTTTATCGCGTCAAACACGGGCCGAATCATCAAGGTACATGCGCATCCCAAGACGATAGGCGTGGGCGTAGAGGGTAGGGACATACAAGAGACGTCGGTGGATTCGTTCTGGACGATCCCGAACGCCGACGCCAAGGTGTACAACTTGGAGATGCAATCGGAGCTGCGCTCCAGCCTAGAATTCTTCCAGCTTTTGCGCAATGCCTTCTTCTCATTGTCGGCGAGCGTTGACTTGGCGAGCATGAAGGATCGGATCGGGCAGATCACGAACTTTGGCCTGCGGGTGCTGTTCAAGGACGCTCTGGACAGGCTGGAGCTGAAGCGGTCGCTCTATGGCGCGGCGCTGATTGAGATAAACCGGCGCGTGGCAGAGTTAGGGGGGTACGGAGCCAACAACGTGGGTGTATTGCATTGGGCCAATCCGTTGCCCGAGGACAGGCTAGAGGACGTAGAGGCGGCAGTCAAGGAGCGTGAGCTGGGCACGGTGAGTAAAGAGACGATAGCTGCCGATCTCAATCGCGATTGGGAGCTAGAACAGGAACGTATGGCAAATGAAGCCAAGGGCGAAGAGACCATAGGCGCACGGCTATTGCGAGCATTTGAGAGGGGGACATAATGCCGGAAGTCAAAGCAGAGGTTACTTACAATCCAGCGACGAGAACATGGGACATATATTTGGCCCGTGAGACGGGTGATGAGCGGGGTGTAGAACTCGCAATGCCCGTAGAACTGGAGTTTTGCTCCCATCCTGCTGGAAAATACGCCGAACCAACGCTGAGATTGTCAAAGCGTTTGGCTGAATCACTTGTGCGAGGCCTCTCGGGCGCAGGGATTCGCAGCGAGCGAGATTCGCGTATTGAGGGGAGCCTTGAGGCGACGAAACAGCACTTGGAGGACCTGCGAGAGCTATTAGGCCTTGGGCATACGGGTCGTTTACGGAGGGTTGAAATTGAGGGATGACCACAATCATAACCCCCGGTGATATGACCCAACCGCGCATCGTGACGTTCTGGCAGTTGCGCGATAAGCTCGCGCCATACCTGTCGGCGAGTCCGAGAGAGGCGACGCTAGAGCTACATGATCTATGGAAACTGGGGGCGCCGACGCCGGACAGTGGGCCGGGCGTAGAGGAGAAGCGCATCCTGTTCCCGGACCAGTTCTCAAAATGGTGGCGCGAGCTTTGCCAGAGACGCGGGTGGAAGATAACGCCGGTAGAGGCATATGATGGCCGCGCCCGTCATTGAGGCCGCCAACAAGCTGAAGGCGGGCCTGCTGGCGCGTGAGCGTCAGGCGGCCACGCGGCTAGTGCGGGCCTATGGGCGCATATACAGTGCCTTGCAAGAGCAAATCAAGGCGCTGCTGGCGGAGATGCAGGCGCTTGATAGCCCGACACGCGGGCAGCTCGTCAGAATGGCTAGACTAAAGGCGTTACAAGCGCAGATCGTTGACGAGATAGCCAGCTTTGGCACGATCGTCGAGAACGAGGCCGCATTAGGGGCGCGAGCCGCAATAGAGCAAGCGCTGAGAGATTCGCGACGGCTGACGCAACTGGCCCTGCCCGGCATCACAGAGATAGACGCGCAGATTATGGCGCGGTGGAACAGATTGCCGGTCGATGCGATAGAAGAGGCGCTGGCATTTCTGGGTGAAGGGTCGCCATTGCAAGCGCGGTGGGCTAAGCAAGTGGGCGAAGAGGTAGCGGAAAGTGTGGGCAACGCAATGGTAGAGGGCGTCGCGCTGGGCTGGAATCCAAAGAAGATAGCGCGTGACGTCCGCGATCGGTTCGGCCAAGGACTCGATTGGGCGTTGCGCAATGCACGCACGTCGCAACTGTGGGCATACAGAGAGGCGTCCCGGGCCTCGTACATGGCAAATGCACACATCATCAAGGGTTGGACGTGGGTGTCGGCACTTGACGACAGGACGTGTATGGCTTGCATCGCAATGCATGGCTCGGTACATCCGCTAACAGAGCCGCTGATCGATCACTATAATGGCAGATGCACGGCGGTCCCCAACACGGTAACATATCGGGATCTCGGCCTTGCCGTGGGCGGTCCAGAGCAAGAGATCGAGAGCGGGGCAGCCTGGTTCGCAAAGCAGACAGAGGCGACGCAACGTAAAATGATGGGTGGGGCCAAATACGATGCTTGGCGAGCGGGCAAAATCAGTCTTGGCGATCTGACAACGACGCGGGAAGACCCTGTTTATGGGCCGATGCTGACGGAGCAGAGCTTGAAGGGGATATTGGGCGACGGGGCGCGTGAGTTCTATGGAGGGACGGCATAATGCCTTTTACAGGTGCGGCATGGAGCAAGCCGGGCAAGGAGTTGGACGCGGCGGCCTATTGTGCGGTGTGCCTGATTGACCTGAACCCAAAGGGCAAGGCGAAGGTCAAAGAGCTATGCAAGTTGCCAGTGAGGAGCAGGCCGGGCGCTCCATACAACAAAAGCGCGTTACGAGCTGCGGCAGCAGCCCTATTGGGCGCGCGCGGCAATCTTAAGGGCGTTCCGGCCAGTGTTCGGCGGCAGGCAGCGAGGCGCCTGGTACGTCTCATGCGAGAGGCCAAGATGAACGTTGGCCCGACGGTATTGCGACTCGCGGGAATGAAGTAGGACCCAGGAGGTCAAAGTGGCAGAAGAGAAGGGCCAGGAGCCCAATGTAGACCCGGGACAAGTTGTCCCACAGGACGCCGGTCAGGAACCGACGGAGAACAAGCAACCGAAAGAGCAACCAGAGAGCACGCTTGATGCTGCAGCGCTTGCGGCAGAGCTGAAAAGGGCACGTCGTGAGGCGGCCAAATATCGCACGAGCTTGCGCAAGCTAGAAGAGGCAGAAGAGGAGCGCAAGAAGGCCGAGATGACGGAAGCTGAGCGCATCAAGGCTGAACTTGCGGAGGCACAGGCCAAGGCTGCGGAGGCAGAGGAGCGTGCTACAGAGACGATGCTGAGAATGAGCGTTGTCTCGGCGGCTGCGAAGGCAGGGTTCAACGACCCGATGGATGCCTGGAGCATGATCGATCTCGCCGAGGTAGGCGATGATGGGACGGTAACGGGCGTTGAGGAAGCCATCACGGAGTTGCTCAAGGCGAAACCATATCTAGCGAAACAAATGGGCAGCATCACGCCGACAAACCCGCAAGGCGGACCAGTCCAGGAAACCGACGAACAGAAACGCGCACGGCTCTTTGGCGCGCGCAGGTCTGACTTTTGGACAGGTGGTGGCGTGATGCCGTTCAAGAACCAGTAGGAGGCCAATAATGGCTATCACGAAACTTACGGACATCAGTTCGTAT